CCCTGCTCGACGCCGTGAAGCCCGTCCTTGCGGAGCATAACCTTGCGCTGATCCAAACGCTCGAGACCGAGGAAGGCAAGGTCGGCGTCTCGACCTCCCTGCTGCACACCTCCGGGCATCTCTTCAGCTTCGGCAAACTGATGGTCAAGGCCGAGGGTCTGACCGCCCAACAGGTCGGGGGTTGTCTAACTTATGTGCGTCGTATGAGCATCTGTACCGCTTGCGGCATCTCGGTAGACCTCGACCTAGATGGCAACGACTCCGCCCCCAAGCCCCAAGCGCCGAAGGTGTTCATGGGCGACCTCAAGTTCGAGAAGGCCGCCGTGGAAATCCTCGTCTCCAAGGGTTGGCTCAAGCCCGGGCAGGGACTGAAAGACCTCCCCGCCGAACACCTCTCCGTCCTCAACAACCACGCCTTCGAGCAGGCCGTCCGCCGTTCCGCCTCCGCACAATGAGCCGCATGATCCCCCTCAAGATTGCCGACATGGCTGTCGCCGCCTGCAATGAAGAGATTGCCAAATTGCAGGCCGAGAACGTCCGCCTCAAGTCCGATGTCGAAAGGCTTAATACAGGCATCCAGCCAGAAGGTAGCAACGATGCCGTAGGCAGAGCCGTCAATGTGCTTCTCGAAAAGGAAAAGGAAATCGCCCGCCTCAAGGGCCGCGTCATCGCCTTGGAAGCCCAGGTCGAAAGCGAGAAGGCAATCGCCAAGGCCCTCCGCTCCTTGTCCTTCACGACCGCCGTGCCGTCCGAGGACTACGAGAAGCTGAAGGCCGAACTAGCCAAGTCGGAGGAACACAACGCCGCCCTGTGCGAGCGATTGCAAGACCTCAACGGCGAGGTGCATACCGCTTCCTGCATCAACGGCAATCTACACGCAAAGGTCGCCCGACTCATCAAGGCCGGGACGGCGATGGGTATGTGCCTGCCAGACACCGATGAGGCAAACGCCTCCTATCGTGCTTTCGAGTACGCCGCGAAGGGAGGCCAGTCGTGAGCGTCAAGCGATATGACCGCCAAGAAATCTATGATGTGACCTATCGGGCCGCAGGGGATGAGTGCTTGCCTGAACCATCAGAAAACGGCGAGTTCGTCCTGCACTCAGACTACGCCCGCTTTCATTCGCTATTTGCGAACAGCGAACAGAGCAGGCGCCCGCAAGGCGCCTTTTTTATGGTATGTTTAGCCAGTCTTTCCCTGGTCAGCGCGTGTTTGATTTTGACTTGGCATGTCCGTCCGGATGGCATGTATACGAAGAATCATGCGTTCTTGACTTTGGATGGCCAAACTTGGCTACCGTTCGGCAAACAATGGGAACTATCTCTATTTGCGAAAAAACCGAAAGTGTGCTGGACAAGGATAATCTTTGGGCGAAATTTTTAGATGATTGGAAAAAAAGCAAAGCAGTTGGCATTAATACACGGATGGGACGGTGGTTTATGTCATGATCCAGTCGTCTTTTGGGTCCCGAGTAGACACGGATTTGAGTACGGATTTGTTATTAAAACAGGGTCAAATGGAGTTGCTTTTATTATTTCGCCGTTGCCATTGCGTTGGCTAAGCGAAGAAGGTTTTAATTATTTTTATTACCCTAGCGATAATAACAAGCCATCGGACAGTCTTCGAGAAGAGCGGCTTTCAGACTGGTACGAGCGCCACGAAATTTCACGGTCAACTGCTTATGCGTTGATAAAAGAAGTTGGCGCCAGTTTATTTAAAAAGAAAATACCTGAATGCAGTCATTGGGTTAGCTTTTTACATGGAGATCAACTTCATATTATGGAGAATGCGGTAACAGAGTTTAAGCGTGACGCTCGCATTCCCGCAGACTTAAAAGAGAAGAGCCGATCAAAAGTTGGACCTAAGCTACGCATGGATATTATGATGCGGGATAAATATACCTGCCAGATATGTGGAATTGGTCGCAACGATGGTGCAATACTAGAGGTGGATCACATTCACCCGGTATCAAAAGGCGGAACGAATGACCCAAGTAACTTGCAGGTGCTCTGCCGTGATTGCAACGCAGGCAAGAGTGACAGGGTGGACGTGGTGACAGTTTGATGCTATATTGCTTATGTCGCTGTTTATTGGCGGTTTTGGCACGGTTTGGCTTGGCAAGTTCGGGCATGGTCGAGTACGGCGTGGCGGGCTAAGGCTTGGCAAAAGAAAGGGCGCTTCGGCGCCCTTTCAAATTAAAGACCCAGCTAGCTTTGTAAAGGCTTGACTGCCCCGGCTGGTGCGGTATTGTCATCTTGTTACCCCCATCCCCATGCGCGATCTTCCTTCGGCTACATCATTTTTCGCAATTGCAACGGGAATGAGCATGCTTATTGGTGCCAGTTTTATCAGCACTCCTCCTCCCGCAAAAGACGCATTAGCCTATCGAGAATGCATTGAAATTCGCCCACAACGTCACTGCGCAATTGTTCATTTAGGTGCACAGTGAGTTTCCCTGTGGGCACTATCGTTGACTTTGATGATGACTTATTCGGTTGGCGAGGAAAATATATAGTGGTGGCACAAAAAAGCCATTTTCATTTGATAAAAATTCGCAACATGGCCACAAACTCCGTGCAGTTTGTAAGCCCTGACAAGCTCCGCTTAAGCCGTTTGTCACAATTCTTCGTAAAGGGGCTGCAGGGTTGACAGAGGGCGATGGCATAGGCAATAATGGCATGTCCCTTACAAGACGACCATGATCACTGTTGTTCACGGCGACCAAGAGCTAGACCTGGAAACCGTCGAGGATGCACGGTGGGCGCTGGAAGGCGTTCTGAACTCCATTGACGATGGCGCTCGTGGCCTGGAAGGCTTGGCCGATACGCTTCAAGACATTGTTACAGAGTATGAACAAGCCGGCACTGAGGACTGATTCCAGACTATTGTTCCTTCAACGAGGCGAGAGTCTCTCTTCTTCTTCTTCCCATGTCTCGCACGCTTAAGCCCCAGTCCAAGACTGAACTGATCAAGAGCTTCATCTTCGACGCTGGCTCCTCCATTGTTTCCGTAGAATTCCGCAAGGCTGACGGCAGCCTTCGTAAGCTGCAATTCAACCCCCGTGACACCCAAGAGGTCAAAGGCACTGGCTACGCTCTCAAAGCGCCCAGCATTGTGCGCTGCTCGACGGTGTGATTGATGCGGGTCATGGCTGAAGCAAGTGGTGGAAGCTCTCGCTCCCGGTGAAACAACAATACAGACAGGAGGGACCTTGGTAGGCCCCTTGTTGCAAAACTTAACTCCCGATGTAGCGCTTCCCATCTTCGGCCACCCAATCAATGGCACTCCTGGAGCCGATGGGCGCCCAGTAGCGTCGGACGGCCGTGTGATGCGGCTTGTTCCGATCGTCCAAGCTAGAAGCCAGCGGACAGGCAAGAGCATCAGAAAAAGCTCCGCTTTAGAAGCCTTCGCCCCTGGGATTCGTTCCGATTGGCAGGCCCATGCAGATCATGATTTTTAAAGGGGTGGTGGACCTCTCGGCCCGTTGAAAGAACAATAGTCTCAGGAGGGACCGTTGCCGGCCCCTCTGTTACAAAGCTTCACAGTTGCACTGCACGATCACCAAACTCCCGATTCAACATTGCCTGAAACTTTTCTTTTCCCCCATTGTCCACAACGACAACGAAGCGAGATTCTATGGGGGAAAGAAAGACCAAATGGAACTTATTGAAGCCCGGCCATGTTTAGTAAGTAGTCTTACTTTTCCTAGGCAGTTTGATAGTTTGTTCCCTACAGAATGGGAGAATAATCCCCGGCGAGCAATTGTATTTAATAGCGAATACATGAGAACGGTTAGCGACGTATCGTTGGAGAGTTCATGCCCATCAGATCTCGCTAACACCAGATGGAGTGGAAATACGGAAGTAAGAAGAACTGACAGCAATCAGGCCATTAAAGTGATTCAGTTTTATTTTGACGAGATTAACAGACTTGGCCCTTATCAATTCATCCTGGATTACCTTTCGCCGAACGATGCAGAACAAGATCTTTGCGAAAAATCTCTTCTGACTGCTGCTTTAACTTAGAAATCCAGACTCATCTTTCAGAAATTGCTCAACAAAAAAGTTAGACTTGTCACCTCA